ACAAAAACGGCACCTTGGCCAAAGGACCGTTTAGTGCCAGTAACAGTAATCCGCTTTACCCGATCGCCAGAGACAACATTGCTACTTCTATCACCTACGAATTTAACTTCGGCCAACGCCCCTTCGCGTACACCCCGCCGTCGGGCTTCGTGGCGCTGAACACGCAGAACCTGCCCGAGCCGTCGATTAAGAAGCCGAGTAGCTACATGGACGTGAAGCTGTACTCAGGCACCAACGCCAGCCAAAGCATCACTGGCCTCGGCTTCTCGCCGGACCTGATCTGGTTCAAAAACCGCACAGGCACTGCCTTCCACGGCCTGTTTGATTCAGTGCGCGGTCGTGCTGCTGGCCTCAGCTCCAACGTCACTGACGCAGAATCAACATCATCCGCCGGCAACGATCTCGTTTCCTTCGACGCCAACGGCTTCACGCTGGGTCCCGTTCAAAACTGGAACTCCACCAACGGCTCAGGCAACAGCATCGTCGCCTGGTGCTGGAAAGAAAGCGCCACGCCGGGGTTTGACATTGTGACCTATACGGGGAACGGCACTGCAGGGCGGACAATCTCTCACAACCTCGGTGTTGCCCCGTCTCTAATCATTGCCAAGGGTCGCACCAACGCAGACAACTGGCCGGTCGGTCACGCCAGCAGAGGTTGGGATCGGCACTTGCTGCTTAACGGCACTGCAGCAGAAGCGGTTACCAGTTCCTCATGGAATAACACTGCACCAACTTCTTCGGTGTTTACCGTTGGTAGCGATGCCCGAATCAATCAAAACACCATCACTTACGTCGCCTACCTGTGGTCCGAAGTCGCGGGCTTCAGCAAGTTCGGCAGCTACACGGGCAACGGGTCCAGCGATGGTCCGTTCTTGCACTGCGGCTTCCGCCCAGCGCTGGTCATGATTAAGTCCTCCAGCAGCGGCTACGACTGGTTCATGTTTGACAACAGGCGCGACCCCGAGAACGTCGTCGATCTTGCTCTGTTTCCTAACTCCTCCAGCGCCGAGTCGGGAGGTAGCACTTATATGTTTGACTTCACCTCCAACGGCATCAAAATCCGCAACTCTCAGCTCAATCTCAACGGCAGCGGAAACACTTACATCTTTGCCGCTTTCGCGGAAGCCCCCTTCAAGTACGCCCTCGCCCGCTGACCTATGAAACGGGCACACCCTCACCGGAGCTAAAACCATGTTCCTGCTCGACGGTCAGCCCCTCGCGGTTGACACCCCCTTCAAAACCCCAGACGGCACGCAGTATCCCGCCAACTGGCTGCGCCTCTCCACCGCCGAGGAGAAGGCTGCCATCGGCATCACCGAGGTCGCAGATCCCGAGCCTTACGACCAGCGGTTCTATTGGCAGCCAGGCCTGCCCAAGGATCACGGCCAGCTGGTGCAGCAGTGGACCGCCCAAACCCGCACCACTGCCAACAGCCTGCTGTCGCCCACCGACTGGATCATCATCCGCGAGGCTGATAACGGCAAAGCCGCCGACCCCGTGCTGAAGACCTGGCGCGAAGAGATCCGTCTGGCTGCCGGTAGCAAGGTCTACGAAATCGGTCAAACCGCCGACACTGACGCGCTGGCTGCCTACATCACTGGCGCCGATTACCCAGCTTGGCCTGTGGATCCTTACGCCCCCGTGCCCGCCGCTGAAGACGAGGTGGCCGCTACTGAAGACGAGGTAGCTGAGTAATGGCCGTCAAGTCCAAGACTGGCACCGCCCGCGTAGAGCACACGCCCGGCAAACCCAAGCGCACCAGGCAAGGCCAAGGTCAACACAGCCTGCCAAATCACGGCAGGAAAAAGATGCGCGGGCAAGGTAAGGGTTAGTGGACCAGCGCATAAAATATAGGTAGAGCATTTCCCTGCGGTGAGCCAAACCCCGTCTGACACTGGTTTTTGGCGGGGCGTAAAGCAAGAAGCCGCCGCTGGTCTCGTCGTACTTCTCGCCGGTGGCGCCATCACCGGCATTGGTTATCTCGTCTACACCGTTCCATCCCAGCTGGAACGCGTTATCCAAAACCAAGAACAGTTCAAAGCCCGCGTTGGTGAACTGGAAGACACCGTTAAAGATCACGACGTTCGTATTATCAAACTAGAGTTACGCCGCTAATGGCCGTCGTACATACCACTGATCACGGCGACGGCTACCGCCTGGAACAGTTGATGAACGAACGCGGCGACATCTACTACCGCGCCTGCAAAGACAGCGTGTGCCGTTACGCCGAAGACCACTACATCGCCATGATGTACCTCGAAGGCATGGGCTGGGACCCTAAGCCACAAGACCTCCAGTAATCCAAAAAATAATCTGATCTTCCCGCTCAGCCGTCCAAAACGACTGGCGCCTGTACCACTCAATCCAATCTTCCGACGACTTAGCAATGTTGCAGGCAAAACAGCACGCCACCAAATTCTGCTGGTGCGTCAAACCACCCTTCATTTTTGGGTGAACGTGATCCAGCGTTGCAGCACGCCCCAGGTCATCCCCGCAATAGGCGCAGCAGTTATCCCAATCGCTCAGGATTGATTGCCTAAACCTTAACTTTGCCTCTTTTTTGTTTAAGTATTCGCCATCTTCAATGCGATGGTCCATACCCGGCAGTGGCTACCCGAACGGTAGCCGTAGAAACTATTACGTGCTCTGGCGCTCTTGTCTACTACAGCTAAACTTCATTGGAACTACTGATTTCTCATGGACGACAAGACCATTGCTGTCGCCGCCATCGTCGTTGCCGCCGGCAGCGAGATCATCGGCATGAGCAAGCTCAAATCCAATAGCTGGATCCAGTTGGGGCTCCAGGCACTTCGCCTGATGTTCCCCAAGCGCCGCTGACACTGAAGAGGGCCTTGTCATGGCAACCAACAAGATCCGCCTAGGCGATTTGTTCCGGTACTACAAGGCCCTCCCTCACCAGATGGCGGCCATCACCGAACTGGAACAACTCATCAACAAGGCCAACCCCCATATTCTTGGCCGCGACCAGGGCTGGTTCAAGACCTGGAGCGTGGCCGGCAAACAAACCAACTTCCCCAACACTTGGGAAGGCATCCTCGAAGCCGCCCGCGTCGCCGGCGCCAAATTCCCCGAACTTGTTGCCGCCCAGTGGGCACTGGAATCCGCCTACGGCAAACTCGTTTCAGGCCGTAATAACTTCTTCGGCCTTAAGGGCTCAGGCAGCGACACCAAAACCCAAGAGTTCATCAACAACCAGTGGGTGACGATCACCGACAGCTTCATCGACTTCCCCGATTTACTGTCCTGCGTCATCTACCTCGTTGACCACTGGTACAAAGACTTCAAAACCTACAAAGGCTGCAACAACGCCAGCACCCGCGAAGAAGCCGCCCAATGGCTGGTGAAAGAAGGTTACGCAACCGACCCCAACTATGCCGGCAAGCTGATCGAGCTGATGACCCAGCACGCGGGAGCTAAACCTCTCGTCAAGCCAAAAGAAAAAATCCTAAAGGTTGCATACGAGTATCAGCTGGGACCCGACGACGGCGCCACCGGCTACCGCCAGTGCTTCAGCTCCAGCTGCGCGATGGTGGCCCGCTACTACGGCAAGATTTCGGGCGACTACGAGTACAACAAACTCCGCGCCCGTTTCGGTGATACCACCGACCCCAAAGCCCAAATTGCTGCCTTCAAAGCACTGGGACTAACCGCCACCTTCGAGATGGACGGCACAGTCGAAGAGCTGGAGAACGAGATTAACAATGGTTATCCCACTCCAGTTGGCTGGCTTCACAAAGGCCCCGTGAGCAACCCATCCGGCACCGGCCACTGGAGCGTGGTGGTCGGCTTCACGCCTACCCACTTCATCCACAACGACCCCTACGGCGAGGCCAACCTCGTCAACGGTGGCTACGTCAGCCACAAGGGCGGCGCGGGCGTCGCCTACTCCCGCAAAAACTGGCTGCCTCGTTGGCTAATTGAGGGTGACGATACCGGCTGGTTCCTTAAAGTTCGCCCTAGGTGACCATGCGCCCCATCGAACACACCACCGAATCCTGCTTCCACAAGGCCGCCACCGACCAGTGGTTGATCGACCGCTTCAATTCCGGCGATTACCGTGGCCTCCTTGAAGCCGCCCTAATCCTGAACACACTCCACCAGCTGGAGCAAACAAAAGCCCGGTGGGCCATCCGCGAAGCCGCAGAAAACCTCACCGGGCAATTTGGCCTAGACCGCGACTCGGCTTAGTCGCCCTTCTCCAACTGCTCAATGTACTGCTGGTACAAGCCGGTGTACAGCGAATGGAGCGGATGATCGGAACTATCCCGGCCATCTTGTACATATAACCTGTCCAAAAAACGAGTCCGCGCATCATCCACGCAAACCCGCGCCCAGGCTTTCGTCGCCCAATCAGCTGGTGTGCTCATCCTGCTTTTTCTCCACGAGTTTGAGTCGCCGGTTCCGTTTTTCCTTGGGACCAGCATATGACCGCGCCAGCCTAGGTTTCGGCGCCGCCTCAGGCGGCACCTCCACCATGCAATTCGGGTAAAGATTCCTTGCCACCTGAATCGCGTGATTCAGCGACAACCCCTTTACCAGATCCCGCTTGGCACCCTTACCGGGCAACCAAATCGTTAGCTCGTACTGCCGAAGTTTTCCCTGCGCCGGCACTATTTCCATGACTTGGGGTAGTTGGGTTCTTCAATGCTATGAACAGCAACAAAGCTGTTAGTGCGGTCAGCAACAACTCGCGCCGCCTCGACAGCACGCTCGTACGTGACCCAGCTAGACGCATCCTCCTTGGTCGCCGTAAAACCGATTCCATTTCCTGGTCCGTAGACCGCCGTGACCCAGCGATCCCCGGCCATCACCACATACCGAGTCATCTGTTGTAATTGAATTACTGTGTAAGTCTAGTAGATCCTACACCACCAGACCAGACTATGAAGACATCTAACTGAGTCTTATGCGTCCGGTCCTGCTTTCGGTTGTTCTTGCCTGGAGCGCATCCTGCCCTCCACCCGCTTTTTCACCGACTCACGCCACAAGGCTTCATCCGCAGCCTCCGCCGCCTTGTATTCCGAGGCCGGCAGAGCTTTTTCAAGCGCCGTATAAACCATATCCCGCAGCAACGCCGTCACCTTTTTACCTTCCCCAGCCGCAAGATTTTCCGCCAGCTTGTACCGATGCGGGTCCAGCAGCAACTGGCAATACAGCTTCGATCCGTGCTTCAGCGGCATGGTACGGGGTCTAGTCTGATACATAGTATCATACTGAGAAACACTAGACACGCGCCATGTCCGAGTATTCCACCCCCTGCTGCAAAGCTGAATACGGCATCGGCGGCGAAGGCTCGACCCACTGGTACCTCTGCACCGCCTGCGGTAAACCTGTCGCCGTCATTGAATCACCGACAGAAGAAGAGGCCGAGGCTTTGTTGCTCCAATGTGGGCATGGCGTCGGGTAATTACCACCGAATATCGTCGTCCACTTTTTTCCGCCACGCATTGGACTGCGCCCGCCTCGCCCCACCCCTCTGCTTGGCACAGCCCTGCCGAATTTGCCGCGCCCACTCCAAAAACGCAGCCATTCTGTGCAAATCCGCCGTCTTCGCCAGCCGTATCTCCCGCTGGAGCCACTCCATCACAAGTTCCCTTCCCGTGCGGGCTGGACTCATGCGTCTAACTCTGAGACTCGCTTGATGGACTGGACCAGTCTGCCGGGATACTGCTGCCTGACCTGCTGGTGCGCCTGGAACGCATCCGGCGCCACCACATAAACATCGTGCATCGGGCCATGGAGTGCATACATCCTGACCCGATACTCGAAGTCCTCCTGGATCACTTTGCTTGGTCCCAGCTCAACCCGACCTTAGCCTCGGCCAGCGGTGGAATATCGCCAAGCCACTTAGCTTCAGCTTCTTCCATGATTGCCTGGAGCTGAGCGGCCCAAACGTCGGCGTGTTCTTCTTTCACGAGCAGGATGATCTCGTCATGCACCACGCCGGCCAAGCGCACCCGCTCTTCCCCGTCTGCTTTAAGGAACGGCCACAGTTTGCCGAGCGTAAGTTTGAGGACGGCGGCACCAGCTCCCTGGATTGGGGTGTTGCAACGGGTCGTAAGTTTATTGTTCTCGCCCGGTAGAAACCGCCGCAAGCCCGACATGCGTATGCGGATAGATGGATTGTCCGGAGCCGCATCAGCAGCGCGAGCATTGTTGCGCTGCCATTTGGAGATGCCTTTATATGCAGCGTGGAACTTTTCCCGCACCGTCGCAGCCTCATCAAGATCCATCTGGATTCCCATCGCTGCTGCATAATTTCTGAGCCCTTTTGCACCGCTTCCATATAACAAACCGAAGTTGGCTGACTTACTAACTTGCCGCTGTTCTTTTGTAACATCTTCTTCCTTGACCCCGTAAATTTGCGTCGCTGTAATCGTATGCAGGTCTTTCCCCTGCTGGAACACCTGAGTCATAAGAGGATCTTGAGCTTCTGCCGCCGCCAGCCGCAACTCCATCTGTCCATAGTCCGCTACAACCAGTCGCCAACCAGCTGGTGCCTGCACACAAGCCCGAAAACGCACGTCCCGCGGCACTTGTTGCAGATTGGGACTCATGCAACTCATCCTGCCGGTGTCAGCCCCCATCTGCAGATAGCTGGCACGAATAAACCCATCATTCGACAAATTCTTTAACAAAGTCTCCGCCATTTGCCGCCGCTTCTCTACACGTTTCCACCGCAAATAATCCGCAATAAGTTTGTGCTCCCCAATGTATTCCTGGAGCGCAGACTTACTCGCACTTTTCTTCCCCGTCTTCATATCCACAGGCGCCTCACCCAACAACGCGGTGAACTTCGCCAGCAACTGCACCGGACTATTTAGGTTGAAAACATCAGGATCAGTTTTCTTACCTTTCGCCCCAGGCTTTGTTTGGTACAGGATGTTGCCATCGAGCCCGCGATGCAGCTTGGCGTGTTCCGGCAGCGCCACATCAAAGTCTTCGATGAACTTGGCACCAACCTCGTTGTGCTCAATATCAAGGTCCTCGATCAACTGTTGTAAGGAGTCCTTGTCGAAAGGAAGCCCGGTGCGCCACAGCTGCGCCATCGCCGGCAACGCCTTGCACTCCAGGTGCCAAGCCGGCAACAACGGCGGCGACGCAGCCGCCATCCGCTGCATGATCGGCTCCCACAACTCCGTCAACACCACCACATCCTTCGCCGCATATTCCAGCTGGCTCACCGACACATCCGCCGACCAGTCACTGCGCTGTTCCTCCTTGGAAATTTCGTAGCCCAGATACCGCCGGACCACGTGCTGGAGCCCGTTCTTCACGTTGGCCAAGCCATTGGTCAGGATCCGGCTAGCCAGCATCGAACAGAGCACCTGCCCTTCCGGGTAAATCTCATGCTCCTGGAGCCAGCCCAGATCAAACACTGCATTGTGCGCCAGCCAGGTCCGCTCCTTGGTGAAGAAGTTTTCCAGCGTGATCCAGTCCTCATCGCTGAACTGCCAGCAGTCCAGTACGACGGGCGGCTGATCCACGGTGGCCAGCTGCAGCAGCCGCAAACCACCAAATTTTGGCTGGAGCCCAGTGGTCTCCACGTCAAACGCCACGAAGCTGGCGCCGTCGAGCGTGTGCAGGTGCTCGATCCCCTGAAGAATGTTCATGCCGGGTAGGGCGTGTTCTGTATTACTCTAACACACCTGTCAGCTCTTTGGCCGCACACAACTCAGCCAGCACCGTCCCACCCTCGGGAATCCCCAGCGTGCAGCGGTGATACCAGTGAATGCAGGTCCGGCACTCCCCGCCATCCGGCAGCGGCTTGTGCTTTTTCAACAAATGCTGCAGCCGCAACTCCTCTTTCCCTGCATCGCTGGAGCGATAACACTTGAAGCAGTAGACGGCGTTGGTGGTGATGCTGCCGCATTGGATGCAGCGGCGACTGTTGATTGGAACTTGCATCAGAAAAAACGAACACGTAAAAATCCTGAAAGGCGCTTCATCACGCCAGTTTTGGTGTGCTGAGCTGCGCCATCGGGCAACTCAACCTCGACCGTAAAAACCCTGTGTCCACATTGCGGGCATTTCCGCTGGCGCAGAATCGACTCCGCCGTATCCCGGCAAGTGCGATCCACGTCCATCCGCTTGAAATCACACCTGGCGCATCGCATTACGCCACTTCCTGTTTTTCACAATGCACCAAGCGTGCTGGTACGAAATCCCGTACACCCTGGCCAACTCCGAAATCGAAGTGCCGGAGGCATAAAGATGCCTCAAATCCAGCGCGTTTTGCGGCGTCAAAACCGCCGTCCCCGGAATCGACCCCTGCTGGAACGACGTCTTAGTCGGCGGCCTCTTGGGCTCAGTCATCAATCTCCATCTCCAGCCATCGGATCATCGAATAGTCACCTTCTTGTTCCCGCATCCAATGTGCAACTTCACGGATAACGGCGCGAGCTTGCATGTGACCGCACTCGGGCTCACTCACGATGCAGCTATGCACCCGTTGTATCAGCGATCTCTTGGGCTCTACCAAAGGACTGTTTTTCAGCTCTTTAGCCACAATGTCGCGGATACCGGCACCCAACTCAAGTTTTTCAACCCTGGAGCGCAACTCAAGAACACACGCCTGAAAGCTCCCATTAAAAACTTGGCTATTTTCAATCTGCCGCCATTGCGCTGGCGTTGCTTTGTAATCAGTCATTGCGATAAGCCTCAGTTGCAAGGGTGTTAATCAGCCGGTTCAGATACCACCGGCACTTTTCCGCATCCTCCAGCGGATCCTTCTTCAGCCACATCCGACTGAGATATTTCAGGCACTGCCACTGGAGCGAGCCAACCACAGCGTCGGGCGCGTGCTGGACCCAATCCTCCAAGATGTCAATGACTTCTATCTTCCCGGCGGTGTAATGGCTGGGATGATGCACTGCATCACTGACTTGGAACTCAAAATCGCTCATCCTTTGGATTCCTGAACGGTGGTGTCGCCGTAATAACGGCCAGTCATCGAATAGTCTTTGCCGGGCAACATCGACATGCGGTGGAACACAATCTGTGCAATCCGCATCCCAGGCCACAATGAAACCGGATGCAAAGCGCGTGCATTTTGCAGCTCCAGCGTCAACCGCCCTTTGTAACCAGGGTCGATATACCCAGCGAGCAAATGCTCAATCCCCTCCCTAGCCCGGCTGGATTTAAGCGCCAGCTGCCCAGCAATACAGTCAGGCAGCTGGAACTCCTCCAACGTCTCCGCGAGTATGAACTCATGCGGCTGGAGCAAGAAAGGTTCCTCCTGCGTGTGCCCCACGATGGAGCGATGGACCATGTGGCGCGTCAGCGGTGACTCCACCAACACGTTCTCGCCGAGTCTCACATCGAGACTCGCGGGATTCAGCAACTCTTGGTCGTAGGGGCTTACCAGATTCCGCCGCACCAGCGACACAATCTGATGGTCACACAGGATCGACACCTCAGATCACCACCGTGGTGGGCTGATCCTGCTGGAGCGTTACGTGTTTCCACGTCTTATTCCACTTGATGCAGTTGATCGTGGTGCTGTGGACGCCAAACTCCTTAGCGATCTTGGCGACCGACTTGCCACCAGCCTGCAGCTGACGCTTAATCTCCAGCACTTTCTTCTCCGTCAACGCCGCCCTCGTCTTGCGGCGCGACACGCGAGTCTTAGGTTGAGACTGGGTAGCGGTTGCACGCACAGTTTTGGCTGCTGGTGCGATTGCCGGCTTGGTCACGTCCAGTTCGACGTGCTGGCAGGCGTTGATGGCCACGAAGGCGTGCTCCAGGGCAGTAGTGATCTGCTGGAACTGTTCGTCAGAAAGAATGTGCATGATCGTTGGTAGAACGGTGAGAGTGTAGTACAGGATCAGCGAGAAGAAAGCTCGATCTGGAGCGCAGCCTGAAAGTAACCGGCGATTTTCATGCGCCGGAATTCTGAGCTGGCATCGTCGCTGTGTTTGTCCTCGATAAAGGAGTAGTTGTGCCGCGACTCGTTGAGGGCCGCCAACGTCTCGACGTTGAGCAGCTCCAAGTCTCGAAGCGGCATCTCCTTGATCTTGTCCAAGTAAACGGTCTGGCTCAACAGGAAAGACCTGTAGAACGGAACCACGTTGGTTTCAGTCATGCGAAATAGCGTGGGTCTTGATGCCTCAAGCGGGTGAGATCCGTGAGACGCAACTTGAGAATCTCGTGGATGGCCAGCTTGGCAAGTCTGCTGGAGCAGATCGTGTCGCTGGTGGCAAACACATAGATCAGGTGACGATACAACTGGGTCAAAGTTTTCGCCTTGACCCAGTGCGTGTCGCCGGGAATCGGCTCGGTACCGTATTCCCAATCGTCGTAGTCCTCGGAGTTCCGAAGCTCGCGGGCTTCAGTCGTCCCAATCAGACGTGTCGATTGGGGCCCAGTCGTCGATTCTGTTGGTGAGGAGTTGGCGGAGTCCGTCATCGCTGGCG